GTTGGGGAGGCCGGTGCCAGGAGCGTAAGTGAGGGTGCGGAGGGATTTGATTAGTTCTTTGCATTTGGGATTGATGAAGAGGCGGCGGGTTCCAGAGGCGTCGAGGAGGGCGGTGTTGACGCAGGTGATTTTGTCGCGGATTTTCCAGGGGTTGCGGGGGCTGGAGACGGTGAAGCCGGATTTGCGGAGGATGTTGTGGTCGGTTGCTCCAACGCCGGAAGTTTTGCGGGCGCCGCCGGTGGGGTCCGGGCAGGCGATGATGCGGCGCTCGACGCCGTAACGGGATTGGATTTCTTCGCAGAGGTCCCAGGTGGTGGCGCCGCCAGTCATTACGATTTCGTCGAAGACCCAAAGGACGTCGCCTTTTTTGACGGCGCAGACTGCGCTCATAGGGTCGACGTTGAAGTCCACACCCAGTAGAAGGGGTAGGACGGAGAGGTCTTGGACGGTTTTGTCGATGTTGTCGTCCGAGAAGCTGATGGCGACTAGGCCGCTGAGGTTTTCAAAGCTGGCCTCGAATTCTTGGCGGAAGGTGCGGGCGTCGAGTTGGGCGCGGGCGGCTTCGATTTCCTCGGGTGGGACGTTGTCGCCGTCGATCGTGGTGAATTGCCAGCGGCTCCAGTCGGAGTCACCTTCTTCGCAGTAACACCAGAGGTCGTAGAACCAGCTAGCGGTGCCGTCGGGGGTGGAGATAAACAGTGCCCAGCCTTGTTTGTCGGCAAGGGCGGGACGGATGACCTCGAACCACACTTCGCTGGACATGAAGGCGGCTTCGTCGAGGACCACGCCAGCCAAACTTCGGCCTCGGAGGGCCATGGCGTTTTCAGTGCCCTTCAGTTCGATCGTCGAGCCGTTCACCAGCTCGATCTTCAGGTCCGTCTCGTTTTTCGACTTGATCCACGCCTTCGGGACCAGCTTTTTCATTACTTTCCAGGCGATGTCCTTCGCCATTCGGTATGTAGGGGCCGCGTAGAAGAATGTTTCGCCCGGCCTTTCGATCGCCCCACGCAGCAATTCGATGCATGAGAGGTAGCTCTTTCCGAAACGTCTACCCGCTACTAGCACGCGGAAACGTTTGCGGCTGTTAAAGACTTGACCTTGGGCGTAACGGAGGTTGAGTTCTCCAGCCGGCATTTTTATTTTCGGGGGTGGCTTCTAGGGTATTACAGGAATCGAACCCCTGCCCCCTTGTGTAACAGGACAAGAAAAACGTGATTATGTCAGTAGGTTCCCTGGGCCCGGTACACGCGCAAAATATACCGAACTCTACCCCCGGTTTGTGTTAATTAAGCGGCGCTGCTAAGTATAAAACAGCGCCGCGTTTGTTAAGTTCAACTAGCGGCCATTATGTCGTGCAACTGAGCTAATACTGATTCCCGCGATCCTTTTAGGTTAAGTTCGCGTTTCACGATAGAGTAAGCGCTCGGGCCCCTACGCTTAAGTCCCTTAATTTCAAGCGATAGCGCAGAGGCTAGAACCTTAAGTCGGAACACGGGAATTTCAGCGGTAGTGATGATGTGAGTCACAAGAGCAGCAGCAAAACAACAGGAAGTAAGGGAAGAGCGCCAACTAAAAAGAGTTTAAGCGGTCGCATTCTCAGTCTCCTTTTTAACTTTGAGCGATTCTTGCAAGCTGTGCATGATGTCGTGCAGTAAGCGGGTCTGACGATCGGAACGTTCCGCATCTTTGGCAAGATCACGTACGAAATAGGACACCGCCAATAGCAGCTCTTCACTGTCGACATTGGCCACCTCCAACGTACTGTCGCTGGTTTCGTTGAACTGAACGCGGGTAAATCCTTTCCAGTTGAACAACGAGACGCGATCGGTAGCAATCAACGAAACGCTGGTTTCTGTTTTGAGGTTCATTTGCTTTTAAATAAAGATTCGATGTTGAGAGGTGGCCTCTCGTATTTAACGTTAGGCCATCGGGAGGCCATGGCCAGAGTGTAATGGTAAAGATTCACAATCAGTAACAATCGCTTGTTGAGAACCGTTCTCAAATACGTTTCGCTGCTTATTGCGATTGATTCTCATTTGCAGGAAGTTCCAAGCCGCTGCACTTGTTGCTATTGAGAATCAGTTGCAATAAGCCCTACGAAACGAGACGGGAGCTTTTAAGGTCACAGACGGACCGCAGGCTCCCGTTGCGCAGTCTCATGGAGGCTATGAATGATCAGGGTCACAGCAGCCCCAAAGCACTCAACAGTTGACCACCCAGGTATGTCATCCCGGCATTTACCAGCGCAGCGGCGAACCCGTCCGGATCTTCGATCGTTTGACCCTCCAAAGCATGAAGACGGGATGTTGCGCCAATAGCCTCGCAGTATTCGTCAACAAGATCAAGAACCTCAGCGCTGTAGTCTCTAAAAAAATCTAGAAGATCACGCGTGTAGCACATATCTAAATTCACAAAATCACTCTGCTGATAGTTAATTAAGCCTGTCTCGTTGATGTTATCGTCGCCGTAATTATATAGAAAGTAGTCTAAACACCCATCGGGATTCTCCACATCCCAGCCATGCTCACCCAACAGATAGCGTACGGTATCGTATTCGCAAGCTACGCTCTCACGTTTACACCAAGCGCGGTACACTTCCCTCGCGGCTTCGCTTAATGATGGCCAGCCGGTGAAACACGCTCCGGGATTGAATTGATAGCGCGACAGCCTCTCGTAACCTTCTGAAAATTGACCCGTGTGGTTCTCACTCCAGAAGAGCCAAGAACCGGCCACGTAGTCAAAACGATCCACACCGATAGATAGGGTCATGACGGGATAGGTCTGATGACACAAACGACATTAGACCCCAGGCATACCGGATCCGGGCCTACTGTTACACTTAGTAATGTGTCACACTGTAACGCTCAAAGCCGCTCCCGTGCTAGGCTCCCGAAGCTAGTTTCTATGTACTAGCCTCTCACAGCAGTACAACAATACCCGTGTACCAGTGCTCACGCACGCACGCCTATGAATGGCCTATGAAGGGCGCCAGTATGAATGGCCGTTATGAATGGTCATCCTCATGAATGGCCGTTACCATGACAGGCTCCAAATGCAACGATTCATCGTTGGCGGGTTGCAGTGAATGGCCACTTGAGCGCTGCGGTTGAATGCTGATATTCAACGTAGGCGCATGAGTGGCTTCCTGTTCGGCAGTCCCCTCGCCAGCACTTCGCGCCAGTGAATCTAAAAGGTGCGCAACCACTTGTAGATTCCCTCGCTTCAATGCTTTTTGAATGGTGTGCATACGCATGTTGTTGACCTGATTTAGGAGATCCTGCCGGTTCTCCATCATGTCGGTCTTCATTAACTGTTGAGCCTTAAAGTAATAGTTTTCGGCCTGACGGTAAGTGACATTGTACTTTGTGGCTAGAGCGTTACAATTCTCGCGGCGACTTCCGCCCGAGAGCATCATCATGTAGGCCGCATTTACTCGGCGATCCAGCTCTTCAACTGTGCACTTGTTTTTGCGTAGTCTTCGGAGAGGATCGTGCTTGGATGCTGTAGAGATTTCGAGGTCTTCAACCACGGGCTGAATGTCGACTTCAATGGGTTCGAGATCGGGCACGGCGACTGTCACAAACAGGGTCGTGCCCGAATCATATCGCCCCAGCTCTAGATCTCGGTGGTTGTGGTGTTGGCGTCAAACTCGGTGCGTACTTCACGAGCACGGGCGTGAGCAACGCTCCAGGCTTTTGAGCGCTTGTGGTCTAGGCTCTCGTGCTCGGCACGGCATTCGCTGATCTTGTCGCACAAGTCGTAAAGGACTTCTTGCAGATCTTCGACAGCCTGACTGGTCATGCCGCACCAGGCTTCACCGTTGTTTGCGGTGAGTTCGTCGAGCAGGTTGTCGGTTTCGGCTGTGGTGTCTTCAAGCTGGTACATGTGCTTTAGCGCCACATCACGCAGAATCAACAGACGTTGCAGCTTGTAGGTGTCGCGCACCAGCTCGTTCTTCAGTTCGGTGGTGCGTTCGTTGAGACCTTTGGCAACGGCCTGCAGCTCGATGTACACCGGGTCTGCGTTGACAGCAGCTTCTTTTTCTTTCCAGTTGTTCATGGCGTGGTGTGCCTGATGACTCCACCAGTGTGCCCCACGCACCAGTCCATTTTCCTCTGGTGTTGTGTAACTTTACAGATTGGCTGGGGGGATTGACTGGTGGTGTACTGTGTAAGGGCATTACCCAAATCAAGGGATGTTTGCCAGTCAACGGGACCGCAAGGACGCACGAGAGCAAGAGCGTGAGCAGGTGCGCCTCGAAAAGCGCATGTTGCGCGACTTGAGGTGGGCTGTGGAGCGCTCCATTATCCAAGAGAGCGATTGGCGTGATCTCCTCGCTTTGCACCAGCAATACGGCAAGGAGGGGCCGCTGCAGATGATCGCCGAGGTCATCCCCTACTGGCGCGACTGCCAGCGCGTCAACAAGGGTGCAGATCTGCCCCAGCACGTACTGTCTGAGGTTTTTCCACAGGCTATGGGACTTTTTTCGCGCGTAGTGAGTCGCGCTCCTGCAACCCGCACCAAGGCCACCAAAGGTGCGCCACGGAAACAGCGCTCGGATGCCGGTAAGCGCCAGCCCTCTCGTAAGGTCTCTTGAGAATGATTATCAGTAAGACTCGGGGTGTGAAGAGCACCCTTTTGTTGTGGTTGGTGTGCGCTACCCATGCGCCAGTGCAAGCAAGGGAGGTCAAGGCCACGGTTTACGATCCGTGGTTTCATGGGCGCACAACCTACTGTGGGCAGCCCTACAACCACCACGGGATCAGTGCTGCACATCCGTGGTTGCCGTGCAACACCAGGCTTACGATCTCGCATCGGGGGCGCACACTGGTTGTGCCAGTCACGGATCGGTGTGACTGTGGGTCGGTGGATCTGTCTGCAGGGGCAGCACGACGCTTAGGTGTACCAGTCGACGGGGTGGCGACGGTCACGATCCGTTGAGTTCGAGACCTGTTTGGGGGCTGTTTTATGGTCGGGGGTCGGTCGTGATGGCGACCAGCCCGAACAGCCCCAGCAAAATCGCGGACAGTAGAAGCACAGTTCCAGTCATGACACGTGCTGTTGGCAGTATGAAGGGCAGTTTTAGGCAGGAAGCGCCAGTTGGTCGAAGTATCTGTGAACCCTGTCCATGAATGCGATTTCTGCACGCTTGAGGGCGTCTTTGTCCATTACATGTAACTGAGGGGAGCCGCAACGTCGCGCCAGCACAATTAAGCCTCCGGTGGGTTCCAGGCCGGTTAGGTGGCGGAGGCCGAGACTGTAGGCGGCAATCTGGTGTACGTAGTTGTGAGACTCATCTAAGACTTTTGTTTTGACGGTGGTTTTCCAGTCGCACACCAGCACTTCACGTCCAGTTAGCCCCAGCTCGGTATTCTTGGCGGAAAGTAAGGCGTCGCAGGTTCCAGCGAATCCTGCTGGGTGGTGAATGGAAAATTCGGAGGCGAAAATTTCTTGGACGTTATCTTTGATCCAGCTTGATAGTCCTCGCGCATAACCAGAACTGCTCCAGCCAACGCTGGGGAGGTTGGGGTGGACTTTGTCGAGTGCCCATTTGGTGATCGGGGCAGGGATTCGTGCCAGGCCGTTATCGTCGAACTTGATGGCGTTGCGGCGGTTTGCTGCTGAACGCGCCAGTTGCATTGTTGTTTTTAAGTAATACTCTTGCTGGTCGTGGGCTTGTGTGCCCCTGGTGGCAGCAATAGTCCGTTGAGTGGCAGCTTCTTCAGGTCCCAGGCGTGCTTCCCAACGCTCCAGTGCAGCTTTACATTGGGCGTCACTTTCTTTGAGGATGTGTGTAACAGAATGGAAGACTTCGCCCTTGCTGTTTCTGTAGACCCGGAAAGGTCCAGAATTGTCCTGCTCCAGTCTCCAACGCCTTAAACCAGCTAGAACGTCTTGCACTTGGAGACTGAAAATACACTTTCCCAATTTGATATTACCAAAAGAAAAGCCCCGTGGGTGACGGGGCCGGGATTTTGTTACTTAGAAAGGGATGTTGCTAGGAAGTTCTCCAGCTAGATCGGGGTACTGCAGTCGCAACAGGCGCAACTGCGTCTCGAAGATGTAGGCGTTGGTGTCCTGGAAACGATTGAACCGGGGATCAGCTTGTTTCAGGCGTTTGTGAAGCGCCGTGGCAAAAGCGTGATCAGGTCCAGACAACGTGAATGTGATGTTCTTGGTGTCTATAAGCGGTGCCTCGGTAGGCACCGGTGTCTGCTGACTCATGACGGCGCGACGATAGTGGTCCACGTCTATGCGCCAGCCCAATGGGTCCTGTTTGTCGGGGACACAGTGGATGTCGATACTTTCGATTTCGCCAGCAATTAACTGGTCGACGGCTGGCTGGACAAACTGGATGTAGCTTTCGTCAATGCGTGCCACCTCGGGAAAAGTGGCAGATCGCAGACGGTAAAAACGGGATCCTGCTGCTGAGGTGATAAGGCGAGCTTCCACAAATGTTTGGACGCTTGGCACCTTGTTAGTTGGACTCATGACTGCGGCTGCTGTACAGATGGTGAAAAGCCCCAGTTGCCTGGGGCCGACTGTTGAGATCAGGAATCCTTGAAAGGATTGCCGTTGGTGATCAGGCGGCTGATGTCGAAGCCGTTGTCCTTAGCTTCGATCCAGGCTGCGGCCACCACTTCCTCGCTGCCCTTTTTCTTGGGGACAGGACGTACTGTGTACATCAAAGCGGGGGGTTTGGTGGTGTCTTTGCCAAGAATCAGATCCACCGTGGTGATGTCTTTGTCGAAATCTTCCATCTGGGAAATGGCGTCAATCTCCTTCATTACAGTCACTTGGTGGAAGCTAAAAACTTGCACACTATTAGTGCCGTAATTGTAGACGGGGCACGCCAACATGAACTTGACATCCTGGGTGCCAGGCTGTTCGTACTTCTCGTCGGCAACCCAATCACCAAGCTCGGCGGCGACATCCTCGGGGGTGGGTTGGTAGTCCCAGCGGAAAGGGCGACGCTCCTGCTTGTTGTCAGGGTTTGTAGCCCACACTTGATAAAACTCAAGCGGGTGCTGCTCCAGGATCGTGAATCGTGCTTCGCCCTTGTCGGGCACCTTGCTCAGATTCAGATACCCGCCAGTGCTTGACCCACTGCTCAGGTTGCTGGAAGCGCTCTTGGAAAGAAAAGGCATGATCTTGTGTTACAGGGTGCTGCGAGTCGTTTTGTCGACTGCCCTATGACATTAGCACGGTGGTCAACCGCGTTGACAAGAACGGCTACATTGAGAAAACGCCCCTGCAGTGGCTACTGCAAAGGCGTGTCTATCTATTCTCGTGTGAGACTCTAACATGAGCACTAAGCAAGTGCTGGAACTGCTGGCCTTCGTGCGCCAGTTACCGGCTGGGATCGCCTACACGCCGATCTACGCCAAAGATGAGGCGATCCAGTCGGGCAAATTGTCCAAAGGCAAGACGCCTCTTGAGCGGGCACATCATCAGGTGATGAACCCGGCTGATGTCGCGCTGCAAATCGAGCGCAAACCTGCTGTGTTCCAGGCCGTTGGGGCATTTACAGGTGCTCGGAGTGGTGGCTTGGTCATCCTTGATGTGGACCGGAATCTCAGTCGTCTCAAAAAGAAGTGGGGCGAGTCGCTGGAAGGTGCTCCAGTCATCACTTCGACCAAGGCGAATGCGGCGAAATACCTCTTCCGCGTCCCTGAGGCTCTGTGGGGCGATGTAAAGGGCTTTGGGTTGTCGGATACCGGAGCGGGCTACGAGGTGCTCTGGGGCCGTCAGGGGGTCATTTACGGCGCTTATCCCGGCTCCAGTGATGGGAAGGCTCCAGCAGGTCACTACGGCTTTGAGGGGGATCTGGATGCGATTCCGACGGCGCCCGATTGGCTGATTGCTGAAATGCGCGACGCCTCGGGCAAAGAGGTACAAGACGGTGGCTTCATCAAAAATCGCAAGGCGCTCGATTTTTCGGATCGTGACCCAGCGGAAGTGGCGGAGATCGTTCAGTCCGCTTTGAAGGTCATTCCCGGTCAAGGGGCTGGGAGCCGCGATCACTGGGTCAAAGTGGGGATGGCGATCCATTCGGAACTGCCGACTGACCTTGGTTTGACGCTTTGGTCCGCTTGGTCCGCAGAAGACCCCGAATTTTCACAGGATTGGTCCAGCGGTAACCCCTGTGAGGAAGTCTGGAAGTCCTTTAAGAAGGGTCCGGTCAGCCTGGGTTCCCTCTTCTGGTTGGCCGATCAGCAGATGCCTGGTCGACTCTGGCTTTCGGAAGACCTTCGCAAGGTTGTCTCCGATGTTGAAGCTGACAACGTCATTCGGATTCGTCAGACCAACCTCAACTACGCCGAAGTCATCGCTCGCGCCAAGGAGATCCAGCAGCTTGATAACCCGGCGGAAATGGCTCACCGCATGAACTGTCTGGCGCTTGAAGCCGGTTACAGAGATGCTGGTGCCTTGGAACGGCTTCTCATCAGCCAGATCCAGTACGAACAGCGCGATGACGACATGGACATCGGCGCTCTGCTCGACAAGGAGACGACGCTGGACTACCTCATCCCCGATCTGCTTCCTAAGCCTGGCCTTGTGATGATTCACGGCGCGGGTGGTGACGGTAAATCCATGACCGCCTGGACTCTCGCTAAACACGTTGCTCGCGGTATCCCCTTCTCGATTCGCGGCGCTGATGTTCCAGTCCAACAAGGCAAGGTTCTGATCCTCAATGGTGATCAGTCCGAGGTGCAGGTCAAACAGCAGATGGAAGACCTCGAATTGCGCCATGACGATCCTGTGCGCGTGGTTATGGGTTGGGATCTCAACTGGTACATGCGCTTCATCAAGCTCGTTGAGAAGCACCAGCCCGCTCTCGTGATCATTGATTCGATCACTGGTTGCTCTAGGGGCTCGGCCTTTGACGAGAACCGCAAGGAATTTGCTGGTCCCCTCTACTGGTTGGCCAACAACAACGGGCGGCTCTTCCCTGCCTGCACAATCCTCGTGATCCACCACTCCAACAAAAGCGGTGGGTTTAGGGGGTCCACGGCCTTGCGCGATAGCTGTGATGAGGTGTGGAGCCTCCGTAAGCCCTCCGAAAAGGAGATTGAACGGGTAGGGGTCGCCAGTCGCCTCATCACCATCGAGAAGAGCCGTGCCGGTCGTGGGGGCTCCAAGCTCATCCTGAAAATGCTTGAGGACCTCACCTTTGAACTCAAGGATTTTGTGGAGCTGACGGCGGACAGCGCTACGCCCGCATCCATCGTTGATCGCGTGCTCCAACGCCTTCGTACTGCCGCCAACCACGACGAGGGGCGCACACGGGTCGAACTCAACGGGGATCCGATCTGTGGAGGCAGCGTGACCGGAATCAAAAAGGCGCTCCAACGCCTTGAAGCTCGTGGTCTGATTTTTTGTCGTGAGGAACCCAGCTCCAAGCGCTCTGGTTCCAGCGTCAAAAGGTACTTCGCAAAGGTCTCGCGTGATATGTGTGTGAGTGTGTGTCCCCCTAGTGAAGAATCCAGTCCTGAACTGGAAAAATTAGGGGGACAGGGGGTAGGGGTGTCCCCCTTAATTTCCGGTCAAAACGAGGCTGCTGGAGCAGACGGCGAAAATTTGCTGGATTTAGGGGGACACGAAAATGGGTGTCCCCCTGAGACCACCAGTATTGATGCGGGTTTTGCCAAGGGGGACACAATTTCTGTAACCCCCCAAGGGAGGCTTCGCTCCAAGGAAGAGCTGGAGCAGATGGACAAGGCCGCTTGGGACTTGCTGAAGTGATGCATCACACCACAGAGGAGGAGGAGGAGCTTCGGTTCCTCCGGTGGGTGGCGGCGGTTTGGGATGCCATTCCCGAGCCCACACCCGCAGAACTGGCCAAAGTCTTTAAGGCGCCCTGTCGATTCAAGAAGGCATTGGCTAATGAACACGCCTAACTTTTTCCTAGGGCTCATGCGGGTTATCGCATGGGCTTTTTGGAGGGATCCCGTGGCTAAAGCTGAACCGCCCCAACCCAAACGGCCCAGGAAGCCCGTCCTGGGTTACACGGTTGGGGACATTCCCTTCGAGCTGTTCGCCATCGTGCGGATTGAGTGGTATCGCAAGGGGATGGCCTACGAGGTCGAGGAGTACCAGATCGAGGAATCTGACGACGCCACGGCGCAGTTCCACTACGTCGTCGGGACGGCGCTCAAGCAGGGTGCCGATGTGGCCGTACTCACCCAGTACGAACCAGCAGCACTCGGGGTGCCGGAATAGGTGGCAGGTGGCCGGTCCTCACGAGGTGCCGGCCTTACCGCTGCCTGCCGTCAGCGGACCATTCCGTTCTCCTCGAAAGAAGTACGAAGCCACCAAGCTAGACGCCCCAGGCGCTTTAGCGCGTGTGTAACAGAAAGTGACTGCCGGGGCTTGCCAAACGTATGAGGGTGTGTAACACTACTGGTAACCGGCACCGAGCCGGCACCTACTTCAAATCAAATGACACGTACAACTCCACTGCCAAACTACAAACTCACGTCCTGGTGGCTGGCCATCGGTTGGGCACGCACTGTGCTCCAGCAGCGGATCGCTGATTACGAGGCCAAGGGCTGGAACGCCGCTTACGACATGTACCAGCTAAAGCAGTTGGACGATATGGAAATGTTCCTCAAAATGAGCTGGGATCAATGGATGAACGACCTGGATCCCAAGCAGACTGTTCAGGAGGTGAACAAGTGATTATCGATCTCGATGACTTTTCCATGGATGCCGATGGCCTTGTCACCGTCACTGCTGTTGTTGATGAGATGGTGCTTACGCACCAGCAAACAGCGTTCGACCCACCGGAGTACGGACCTGCCCTGTGCCGAGGCACCTTCTACCTTTCGGATGAAGACCTGATCCCGGCAACCGATGCAGAACTCTGCCGACTCTTCTACGACCGCGTCGACGACTGGGAAGTTCTTGACCCGGACGATTGAAGCCGCCGAGGTTCGGGAGCTGCGCAACGCTCCCGACTACGACGACTGGGAGTACGGCACCGAGCCAATCCCCGGCGATACGCACTGGGTCAAGGTCCGCACCCTGACCCACCTTTACCGCCACCTCATCTACGTTTTTTCCACCAGCGACACGATTTGCTCCAGCAAACTCGCCAGCGCTGCCATCCACGAGATTCTCAAGTTGAGACTCACGGATCTCACCCGCTTAAAACACCAAGACCCTAATTTTTCGCATGACTGACTGGTACGCCGACTACTACCGCCAATCGCGCGGGTACAACTGGCACGATCTGATGGAGATGCGCCAGCAGAAACCCAGGACTGATCTGCCAGTGCCCGACTGCTTTAAGCACCAGTTTGCTGATCGGGCGGCATACGATGCTTGGGTCGAACAAAAACGACGTGACTACTTCGGCTGAATTTATGACTGAAAGCACACTGGTCCCTTTTTATCGGTCGTTTCTGCTGAATCGGGTGGTTTATCTGAACGAGCTGGACAAGCTCTCGGATGACGAGCTGAACATGCTGAACATTGATACGTTGGCGGCGCTAAACGAGGCGCGGCACAAGTACGAGCTGCTGGATAACAAGCAGAGCGACGATGCCAAGGGCGAGTACCGCCGCATGAAAATGGCCAACTATTTCCAGGCGGCTATTCAGATCGAGCTGGCTACCGACTAGGTTGATCCTGTACTACACTTCACCCGTTTCAGACCTTACAAATGCACATTCTTTCTGACGCACAGTTCCAGCAGCTCATCCATGCGCTGGACACTGCTCGCACTGCTCTTGAAGCGTCCCAGCGGATTGAGCTGGATCTGACCACCTCTAAGGAAAAGGTTGTACGTACAACTGCCGTACAGAAGTCTCACGGTAAGACCCGTAAGTCCGGCGGTAAGCGTGGGGTGTCGGTGCTGGATGAGGGCAAGGTGCTGGAGATCAAGCGCCAGTTGGCTGCTGGTGGGAAGTCGGTGGCCAAGATTGCCAAGGACTTCGGTGTACACGTAACTACTGTCAACTGCATCAAGTGGGGCAAGACCTGGAAGCACGTTCAGCTCCAGCAGGAAGTTACGGCCTGATGTCGATCCTCCCGGACTACGAGATTGTTTGTCTCGCTAAACGGGGGCTGGTTCATCCGTTCGATCCAGTGCTGGTCAATCCGGCCAGCCTGGATGTGCGGTTGGGCGAGAACCTGCTGATCGAAGACAAGGCAACGCCGGAACTACAGCCGTACTCCATTGCGGGGTTCACGCAGGAAGAACCGTTCATGCTCCAGCCACATGAGTTCGTGTTGGCGGAGACGCTGGAGCGCTTCAATGTACCCAATGTGGTGGCTGGCCAGCTGGCGCTCAAGTCCAGCCGGGCCAGGGAGGGGATCGAGCATTTGATGGCCGGCTATGTCGATCCTGGTTATTCCGGGCGGCTGACGCTGGAATTGCAGAATGCTCGGTGTTTGCATCCAGTGGCGTTGTGGCCGGGGATGCGGATTGGACAGATTGTGTTCCACAAGATGTCACTCCTGCCTGGGAAGGATTATTCGCAGACCGGGCGCTATCAAGGCGACCTTAAAGTTCAAGCCTCGAAAGGATGATGAACGAGTTCAACCTGATGCTGGAAGATAACGTCAATCACCCCAGTCATTACACGGCTGGGAAAACTGAAGTGATTGATGTGCTGGAAGACTGGGTGAAGGCGGCGCCCGATGCTGTACTTGGTGGCCTTCAATGGCAGGTTATCAAGTACATCAGCCGGATGTGGCTGAAGAAGAATCCTTACGAGGATGCTCGAAAGGCCCAGTGGTATTTGAATCGGCTGGTGAATAAACTTGCCGCCGAGGCTTATACCGAAAATTGACGCGACCACCAATAGGCCGCCGGTTCAAGCGGGGTGAGGAAAATCACGCCGCCATCCTTACCCCGGAACTCGTCGTCAAGATGCGCCAGCTGCGAAAGCAAGGCTGGTCTTATTCAAAGTTGAGCGACGAATTTTTAATTGACCGCAAGCACGCTTGGCGGATTTGTAATTACGAAGCCTGGAGCTGGTTATGAAAGTCTGTCCCAAGTGCGGGACGAAGGCGCTGAAGATGACGGAAATGAGGCCCCGCTCCAGTGGGGTTTCGGCCAATCGGGTGCGTCGCAAGTGTCTCAACTGTGGTCACGGTGAGACGACCTACGAGATCACCGCTGACCAGATGAAGCAATTCGAGGATCTCCAACGCCTTGATGCTGCTATTGCTGCGTACATGCAGGTGGCTAATCCGGACTCGTGTACCAGCTGTATTCACTGGACCAGGCATGGGTGCTCGATGGGGGTGCCTGAGGCCGGGGGCAACTTTGCTAACGACTGCTCACTTTTTGAAAATGAAACTGCCTGAACTCCGAATCAACGAGCGGCGCTGCCTTTCGTGCGGCACCAACACACCAAATCCGCTGTATTGCTACGACTGTTACTTCAAGACGCCGGCGGGCCTGAAGGACAAGAAGCGGGAGATCATGCTCCAAAAGTACACCCGGATTGATGGGGGTGGGGAGTGCCGGTGTTGTGTCCACTGGAAGCACCGGTGTTTGCTGGGGATTCCTGAGGGCGGGACGCGGTATGCCGAAAATTGTCCGGCAAAGGAGCTGGAGACTGTGTTAGAGTAGTACACGAACCTGCCCTACCAGGCGTGAACATTCTTCAAGGCATTGAGCACCTCCACACGCTGGAGGACGCTACTTTTGTGGCGTTTGATGTTGAGACCACCGGACTTCAGCCCAAACTTGGGGGTCTTCGACTGCTCCAGTTGGCGACTTTTGGTAAGGATCCTGTGGTCATTGACTGTTGGGATCTGGATGACGATGGTTGGCGTGAACTGGACGAATTTTTTGAGGTTGAGCGCACGTGGATGGCGCACAACGCTGTCTTTGATTTGGGATGGTTGCAGGAGCACGATCTCTATCCACAAGGTGTTGTGCGGTGTTCCATGCTCGCAAGTCGCATATTGACTAACGGGATGCCGAACGTAAAACACGGTTTGCAGCATGTGGTTAAGCGGTATTTGAAGCTCGATATTTCTAAAGAAGAGCAAAAAAGTGATTGGTCGCAGGATATTAGTGAGAGTCAGTTAGTTTATGCCGCAAAAGATGTGGTCTTGCTTTTAGATTTGTATGAACACATAACACAACGTATGGGCGATGGTGCGTTGTACCCAGCCTGGAATTTGGAGTGTGATGCCCTGTCGTCGATGGCGCAGTTGTGGCGAACAGGATTGCCGTTTAATAAAAAAGCGCTTGAGGAAGTTATTGAAACTTTGGATATTGAGCACCATGAGATTGGAGAGCAGTTTATTGAAGATTTTGACGCGGCACTACCTCGTGAACATAAATTGTGTAGAGGTTTAGATGGTAAATTGCTGTACCAGACAAAGCCTGGAGTAAAGGGAAAAAAAGCTGATCCTGATGTCTTTAATTTGAATAGTCCTGCGCAGCTACTTAAAAAATTTACGGCTCTTTTGGGTAAAGCACCCATTGATATGAAGAGCGAGAAACCTAGCGCCAGTAAGTCTGCGTTGCAGGAATACGTGGGTGAGCACAAGGTCATTGCTGACTACTTGCGGTGGAAACGGACGGAAAAGCGTCGGCAGATGGCTGAAACACTTCTTAAAAACTATGCGCCTGATGGTTTTATTCGTGCCAGTTACTTGCAGATGGGTGCGGACACCGGAAGGATGAGTTGCATGAGTCCAAACCTGCAGCAGATTCCTCGGGATCAACGGTTTAGGGCGTGTGTGCAGGCACCGGCTGGATGGAAGCTGGTTGTTGCGGACTATGGGCAGATGGAGCTGCGGTTGGCGGCGGCAGAAGCACAGGATCCTTTAATGACCGAAGTGTTCCAGCAGGGGAAGGATCTTCATACGATTACGGCGACGCAGATTTACGGGGTGCCCGAGGATGAAGTTACAAAGGAACAGCGTCAAGTCAGTAAGTCAGCCAACTTCGGACTGTTGTACGGAAGTGGAGCAAAAGGACTCAGGAACTACGCCGCTGCAATGGGAATCCAAATGGATCTTGATGAGGCGAAGGAAGTGCGGGAAAAATTTCACAATGCTTATGAAGGCATCTCCAAATGGCAGCGTGAAAATGCTGACGCTGCTAATGCGGCTAAGGGGAATCCATATATCCGCATACGCATCTCGAACTTGCGGCGGTTTTTACCGGGCGAGAACAACAAGCTCACGACTCGTTGTAACACACCCATTCAAGGCGCAGGTGCCGCAGTGCTCAAATCTACGCTCGGCAAATTGTGGCCGCTCCTTAGGGCCGACGGGGAAGACGTGGTGCGTTTGGCCGGCGTGGTGCATGACGAGATCATCTTGCTCGTAAAAGAAGAACACGCTGCAATTTGGGCGCTCCAGCTCCAAACCGTGATGGAGGATTGTGAAGCTAAATGGTTGGGCGATATTCCCCCTCTTGCCGAAGCTAACGTCGGAGATAGCTGGGATACCGCTAAGTGACGGAGCTTGCGGAATACATGGTTACGATGTGGCCTCGACACGGGGCCACTCATACCTTGTTTATTGAAGCTCCGGATGCTTTTACGGCGCGGACATATGCGCTAAAAACTTGCCCGGATCAGCACGTCGTTTCCATTCGACGCACAAAAGACACGTTCTCATCAAGTGTCTCATGAGTCGCACTGGCAGGGAGATTGTGCTGGAGTGGTTGTATCGGGAGATTCGTGCGGCGAAGACGGCGGATTTGCAGAGGGCTGCCGCTTTTTTGGAGTGGGCTCGGGGGATTAGGAAGGGATGCGCCAAGCAGAGGGGGAGTGCAAGGGTGGCTCAGTCGAATGCGTGGCGGAAGGATTTGGATGGGGATGTGCGGTGGTAGGTCTAGTGTGTCGCAGTATGCTATTGTGTAGCAGACTATAGCGTTAGAAATGCCGCTCCAGCACGGGTCAAAGATCTACTGCCAGCTGCTGTTGGATTCCAATCGGTACAAGTTGGCCGAAAAGTTGGCCAGCGAAAGAGGCGTAAGGGTGACGGCCATGCTGCGGGAGTTCGTGTACACGGCGCTTTCCCAGATCCAGCCGGAGGATTATGGCAGTGCTGAGCAGGCTGATAAAGATGTTTGGGCAAGATCAGTCCAACGGCGGGTAGAGGGGAGATTGCGCTCCAAGCAAGACAAAGGTGGGTCAGAAAGAGACGCATGAGACTCGGTGAGATTGCGTCATAGTCTGGTTCAGGTGGCGTAGAATCTCTAGGCTTACACAGTAAATCAAATTAACTGATGACAAGGTATGCGGTGATGGCGGGGACTTGGTGGGTCACGGCCATCTTTGGATCTGAAGGAGTTGGGGTGACGCGCTCCAAGGCAGATGCGTCGAGTTGGGCGACGTATGAGCAGGCGTTGATGGCGGCGCAGACCGTTGCTGCACGGACCCACAGTTTTGTGGCGGTCCACAGCATTGATGAACCTTCATACCAGCAGAAATGAATCCGCTTCAGTGGGAAGAAAACCGGGACTTGAAGCTCGGGGAAGGTGTGTCTCGCACCAGCTCGGAGAAGGCCAAGCTGTTCGAGCTGCAGATTTGGTTGGCTGGGCAAGGGGCGATGCGGGATTTGATTCGGGCGGAGTCGCTCCAGCAGGCGATTGAGTTTGCGAAGAATCGGTATCCGAATTGCCGGATTGATGTGCCGCCGCAAGCGGCAAAGAAACCTAGGCTGGCTCGGTCGAAGACAAGCCCCAGCGTGGTGGCAAATTCACGCAGAAAACTCGCGGACAAGAAATGACCGTTCCAAAGATCAATTTCACGAAGGCCGATGCCGAGATGGCGAAGGCTGACTATTTAGATGAGCTGTTCTATAGGGATGGACGTGACCAGCTCAGCCATCCGCTGCATGGGACGTACACCGGGTTGTACCAGAAGTACACGCTGAAGCAATCAAGCTGAATCGCGGTCCAAGCCGAATTGGTCGGCTAGGTTGTCGGCGGCTTCCCGGATTGCCCAGTTGGCCTTGGTGCGCTCCATTTGGTGGAGGGTGTTGAGGACGAGGGCGGCTTCGAGGAGGCCGCGATAGTCCTGTTTGTTGAAGAGGTCGACGAGCCAGCGATCCTGGGCTGTCTTGTGGAAGCTGGATTCGGGCGTGTGTTCGATGGGTCTCATGGTTTTAGGGGCGGATACTCATGAACCAGCCCGTGTCGTTGCCGTCGACGAGCCAGCGCGGCAGCCAGTTTTTGCGGGAATAGGCGATTCCGGCGCCGCCTTTGTGGCTGATGTAGCCACCGGCGGCAAGGTTTGCCTCGCCGTAGGGATCGTTATGGATGAAGTGGGTGGGGGTGAAGCCGACAACGACGGTCCAGTGGCCGCCGCCGCGTGGGGCGTAGGACGGACCGTGGTGGAGCCAGCCGACGGGAACCGGGTGGCCGTTGGAGATTTCGTTGACCAGCATTTCGGCGGTGCCTTCCATCTCGAACTCGGCCTTCAGTCCCAGTGAACGGAGGGCGGCTTTTTGGGCTTTGGGGTCGGTACTGTCGCCGAAGCGGGCGCGGATGCGGTTGTACTCGTAGTCGCCCGAGATCTTGCCGTAATACCGGGCCACCATTGCGCAGCTGGAGCTAAAACACTGGCGGTAACCTTGCGGGCCGTCGTCGCTGCCGAGTTGGTACTCATACGGCACGCGCAAAATCTTTTCCTTGGCTGGGACTGGTGGGCTAGTACCAGCGTGTTCGTTCATCAGGGTGATTAGTTTTTCGGCGTATTTGGGGTCGGTGGCATAGCCTTCGCGCACCAGCCACTTGGCGGCGTCTTCGCGGGTGGTGGCGTTGTTGCAGCCTTTGTAGTTTTTGTAGTCCCGATACCAGCGATCTACGAGGTAGATGACGCAGGAGAGGAGGTCGGGGAAATCAATGAAGCTGGCGGTGATGGTGACCCACTGGCCGTTGATGAATTCTTTGGTTGTGGTGGCGGTGCCATCGCCCTTGAGGCCGAAGAAGTTGTTGCGGCCCGAGACGAAGTTGCCGTAACCGGATTCGCAGGCCCATTGGGCGGCGACCAGTTCTGGGAATTTGGCGCCAGCGACTCGGGCGGCTTCGACTACACCTTCCCAGGTGTTTGGGAAGGTGGTTTGTTTGCCGGCCACACTCCAGGTTTTGAACCAGCCTTGGTCGCGTCCGAGGATGTGCGGGTTGGCCTTGTCGATGGCTTGCTCCAGCTCGGTGATTGCCGCCATCTGGTGGGGCAACGCTTTGTAGTAGCGGAAGAGATCAGCGAGGCGGATCTTGTTTTGGGCCATCGGACCAAGGGGAGTGGATGCTCATGGCACCGCCGAGGAGGCGGCTGTCGCCGGTTTGTAGCTCGTCATCGGGTGGTTCGTGAACCACAACGGGTTTTGGTGTTAATGGCTGATCCGCGTGCCAATCGTCGATGGCACGATCCAAGCGAGGTTTTAAGGTTGCTTGGAACTTGTGGTCTTGCGCCAGGCGGTGGGCTTTGTGGCGCCAGTCCTTGTTGCCGAATCGTGCCAGCCAAACGGTGTCGGCGTTCAGCGCTTTGGGAAGATGATCTTTAGCGCTTTAACAATCAACTGCACCCAGGAATTCTCCTTGATGGGGAGCAGGGTGATGATTTCGGAGCTAGCCGCGATGACAATGGCGACGACTGCAGCGGTGGTGGGATCCATGGAATACTGGAATCTTGCGAAAGCTTAGCTGTACTAGATAAGAAGAGCCAGCACTTAAGTGTTTCTACCGCTACTTTGCGGGTAGCGACTTGCAGGTATGGACCATCGCATCGAGGATGGCGAATACTTAAATAAAAAGGAGGCGAAGTTAAGGTTTAGGCAAGAAATTATTTGGCGGTGGCGTAATAGATGTGCCTACTGCAATTCGGATTTGGGGCGGTCAGCCACGTTGGATCATGTGTTGGCTAAAAGTAAAGGCGGGCACACGCATCCGAGGAACTTAATCCCGGCGTGTCTGTCGTGCAATGTGCGGAAGGCGAGTCGGGAGTGGCGGGAGTGGTTTCGGGAGCAGGATTTTTGGGATCAGCGGCTAGAGGCTGAGATTGATTCGTGGATTGATCCGGTGGAAGTGGAGGTTGCGTAGGGTTCCAGCCCATGCCTTCGAGGTACATGCGGGCGATGTACTCGTCTTCGGCGTAGCGGCAGATGCTGTTGATGCAGGCGCGGTAGTACAGGTCGCCGCGTTCGTTTTCCAGTTGCTCCAGTGCAAAGCCGCCTTCGTACTGGGTGGATTGGATGATGGTGCTCATTTGTTTTGGCTGTAGGCGCCGACGCGCATTTCGATTAGGCGGACGCGGGATTCGAGGTCGCTGAGGCGTTCTTTGCTGTCGTTTTTGAGTTCCTGGATGTCGGCGGCGACGGTGTTGACTGACTGATCCAGCTTGGCGACTTGCATAAAAAGTCCGGCGAGGCCAACTACTGCGGCAGTTAGCAGCGCCGGGACGACTTGATTGAAGGGATTGTGAGGTGGTTCGGCGTGATAAACCGCCTCGTCGTGGTTCTCCATTGCGAGGCGTAGCCGGCCTTTTTTACAGTGTACCGACTACCTATTTCGATAGCGGGGCTATCTTGTCCATTGGGTCTGCTCCACCTTTAACAATGGCAACAGCACGCCGGTAGAAAAAGCAGTCGGTCTTACCCGCAAGTTCCAGCGCTTCCTTGATCTTGCGCCAGTTTTCGCGGTTTCGCTGGTCCACTAACCCTTACCCTGCCCGCGAAGTTTCTTACGGTTGCGGGGGCGGGAGTGTTGCCCCATCCCGATGCTGGTGCGCTTGGGCTTGCCGGGTTTGTGTTCGACACGCCCCAGTGCGGTCTTTGACTTGACTGCCATTGTTTAGGTCTCGGGCTGTTCTGCAGGCGAAGCCTGCTCCGCCGGAAGCGGCATGTTGCCTTCGGCTAGCCCCAATGCCTCTTTGATTTCATCAGGACTTGCAGCAGCGTCGATCTGCTCCTGCACTTGGGCGTATTTGTCGCGGATCAACTGACGGCCAGCTTCTGCAGCGACAGCATCCATGCCAGGGATTTGCTTGGCGATCACCTCATCAAGTGGGGCGAACTCTTCAGCGCGTTGCTGACGGCGAATGTCATGACCCAGTGCCTTGCACTTGCCTAGGTCATGCTCCACGCAGCAGTCGCCCATCACCCAAGCATTGCGGAAGAAGCGATCTGATGGGATGGCATCGTTTTCCACGATTTCGTAGGCGACACCTTCGGGAACGTCTTTTGCGGCGACTTCTTCGATGCTCAGCTCACCCGTTGGGATGATGACGCTGACGCCGCCGGATTCGTTTTGGTAAATGATTCGTGTCATGACGGTTACCTCTTAGCGGAAGATAGCGACGCAGGCATAATCTGGATCAGCGTTGCCTCCGACGGCAGTCTCGTTAAGAATACGGATTGCTGATGCGGTCGGAGGACTGGTTTGCAGTATGTCAAGAACGGTATTTCCTGTTGCCGATGATTGATCGTTACTTGAACTTGTCATTACTGCTGCATAATTAGCATCCGCCATCGCCGTTGTGAAGTTCACCGTATATTCGCCCGTTCCGTTATCCGTGATGCTGCTCACGTTGTAAGCGGCGCGGATTGCTACGGTGCTAGTACCGTTGAAGTTCACCCAAGCGCGGCAGAGCATCCCGCCAACCACTCCAGGAGTGACCAGTTTGTTATTGGCGTAAAAGGTAACAGGCTCGGTGCCACTTAAACCAAGGTTGGGTGATGCTGCCGATGCCTGACTCATTGTCACCGTGGTGCCGACAATCGTGCTCACCGTGGTGCCAGGGGCAATACCCTCACCAACGATGAACATTCCAGCACTAATGCCGGTGGCGGATCCAACAGTCAGTGTTGCGCTGTTTGCTGTGTTAGTGCCGGTAGTTGTAATACCAACCATGTCGCTGGTTGTTGCTAATGCAGCGCCACCAACTGTTCCATCGCTGTTGAGGACGATGTTATTGCTGGCTGAACTGGCGTTTTTGAGGTTGGTTGTAGATAGTGTGCTCATGATCAGCCCTCGTACATGATGTTGATGGAACCAGCGTCAAAGGTGTCGGTGCCGTTGACGGTGGTGATGCGGATGCGGTCGAGGGTGTTGGAAAGGGTTTTCTCCCCCATGGTGCTAGCAAAACTATTGGTATTGGTTTTCACCCAGCCGCTGCCAACCCATGAGTTAGATCCGAAATAACTAAACTGAATTGGACCATAATGAGCACCAGCAGCGGCGCTGACTTCAAGGATAAAACCCGCAGTCGAAGACGCTGAGTTCACCGCAGTGCCGCCACCATAGAAAGTCCCTGCGTTATATCCAGTATCTTCAATGCCGCCAGAATCACCCAACTGAATCAACAGACGGCTAGTACCACTGGTACTCACCCCGTTAAACATCACCGTCACCCGCTTCACCCAACTCGGGATGCTCGTGAAGTCAATGCTGGTTCCGGAGGTGCTGTTCTGAGCAGTGGCAAGCGTCATCCGCCCGCGATCCGCAAAGCTCAGCGTTCCAGAGCCGTTGGTGACCAGTGCTTGATCTGCGCTGCCATTCCCCGTCGGAAGGACAAGCGTGTTCGAGCCAGCGATTGCGGGGGCGTCGATCTCCACATAACCGGATGTGGAACCGTTGAGACGTAAGGTCATGGTGTTACCTCAGCGGAAGATAGCGACGTTGGAATACTCGGAATCCGCATTGGCACCACCACTAGTCTCGTTTAGAACTCTAATTGCACTGGCAGTTGGCGCGGTGCTTTGTAGAATATCCATAACAGTGCAACCAGTTGTGCCATCAGTGCTAGATCCTGTAACTGTTGCGCAGTAATTCGCATCCGGCATTGCCGTCGTGAAGGTGATTGTGTAGTCACCAGTACCATTTCGCAGCACTGATGTGACATTGCCACTAGCACGAATCAAGCGGTTGGTGTTGGCTGTACTTGTGGCTCCGGTGGTGTCTCTGGTGCCATCGAAGTTGACCCACGCTCTGCAGCCATAGATCGGTGCCGACCCGGACTGTGCGCCATCAAGTTTGGCGGCGGTGATGTTGGCATCCGCAATATCAGCCGTAAGGATCGAGGCGTCGGGAAGTCCGCCTGCGCTGATGCCGCTGATTGATCCGTCGCCGTTAATAGTGATTGCCATGATCAGACGATGACCCAGGATTGGCCGGATGGCACAGTAACCGTTACGCCACTGTTAATTGTGATTGGTCCAGCAGTCACGGCGTTTTTGCCGGTGCTCAAAGTGTAGTTGGTAGTTACGGTCTGTCCGTTTTCGTAGAACACATCATCCGAACCACCGCCCGTAGCGCCCCCACCAATGGCACCCCATGCAGTGCCGTTATACCCCTCGAATGTCGTCAGGTCGGTGTTGAAACGGATCATGCCCGAGTTGGGCGAACCGCTTCGCTGAGCAGTAGTACCAGCGGGCAAATCAAGCTGACCCGTACCACTTAGCAGTACATCACCCGCAAACGTGGCAGTTCCGGTAAAGCTCGGCGATGCAACGGTTGCCAACCCAAGATTGGTGCTAGCCAGTGTGCCGACCGTGATCCAAGCACTATTCGCGGCGTTGCGTTGCTTAAGAAGTCCGGTATTGCTGTCTGCCCAGAACTGATAGGCGTATGTAGTGCTGGGTTCGCTGCTGCCGCTGTTCTGGCTGACGATTGCCGACAGGGCATTGTTGAGATCTGCGCGGAAACTGGCTCCGCTTTGATTGGCAATGACGTAATCGTGTTGCGCCATGACTTAGACCTCCCTCCCGTAACCCACGGCGACGTACCTAAAATTGCGGGACACAGCGGAACCGGCACTGTTCTTAAATGTTACCTGGAAACCCGTGCGCGTCACGCTGGTCAACTCCAGGTAGTCACCTGTTGCCATATTGGCAGGGCTGATTGCAACCGCAGGGGCTTCGTAAAAGGCATTTGAAAATGTCGCCGTGTAGGTGCCAGCGCCAGAACTGATGGATGCGGATTGCTCTGTGTGCTGCTGAAGCTCAAGCACCGCGCCCAGTTCGTCGATCACGATGCTGATGCTCTGGTCAGTGCTAGTGGCGATGGTCTTGAACTGGAAGCCGCGTCCTCGCTTCACCCCATTGACGATTTCCTCCCATTGGTTCCAAGTCGGTGTACCGCTCGGATCATCGTCAGTTGTGCGGACATAGAGCTTGGCATCCACCTTGTCCAAATTGTCCTCGTCGATTGTCGTCCAGCTATCAATCAGCTCGAAGTGATCGTCAAACAGCGATGACGGCAAATAGGGGCGGGTAACAAAGCGACGTTGGAGATTTACGTCATAACGGGCACCCATGTCGTAACTCGAACCAAATTCGTACTCACCGCTCGGCACAACCCCACCAACGCCATCAATCGAAGGCAGCAAATCCCATTCATCGTCCACCGCCATGTCGTCCACGGCGTCGCCAGCATCCAAGATCAGCCCATCTAGTTCCTCTGAATAAAACATGTTGGTGGCATTGCCTTGGAACGGCGGAACCGTGGTGTCTTCCGAAAATGTCGTAACCGATAGCCGGGGGAACAATGCCGGTAGATCGACGATCACGCTCGCGGCATTAACAGAGCGGTTGCCTTCGACATCGGCAAATTTCAGCAGATAAGTGCCTTCAAGCAGGGCAACGCGGCGTTCGGTTGAATTACCGCTAACGGCATCAACAATGGACTGTGAGTCTTCCCACGTTGCGCCACTTAAAACATTTGAATGCCGGATCAGGACATTGCCGCCCAAGACAACATCAAGATCAACGCTTAAATCCCAGCGCAGCAAGGCTGTACCATCATCTGCTGGTAAAATTGTTATTCCTGTGACATCTGCAGGTGGCGTCGATTTACCGGATGATGCCAGCGTTAATTTGCTGACGCCTGTTTGCTTTAACGCCGCATTCAGTGAGCCGACTTCAATCTCGTAGATTGCAACGCGAGCATCCAAAATTTCAAAGCTGGTGCCGGTCTGGACAATCTGCTCAGCCCAGTTGTCGTCATCAGCGCGGAAACGAACTTTATACGCAGTAACGCCAACAACCACATCCCAGCTTAGAACAATCTTAACCTTTGCCTGCCCGTTCAGGCTATAAACCTGTAGGGTGTGACTTAAGTTATTTGGACCGGGATAAATAACATTGAGGTTTGTAATATCACGGGTTTGCAGTGTCTCGCCGTTTTCGACGTAAGCATATTTGCTGCTGTTGTACGAAAGTGCGGTAACGCCAAACGTGCCATCACTGTCTTCGTTGACTGCTAAGACGCGCCAAGTGCTTGTCTGAATTGCGCTGTCCTGTGCAATCCAAACGCTGTTTGTTGCTGGAGCAGTGCTAAAAGCAGGATCAACTGTAATGGTTCTGTTGGAGACGGCTGTGATGGGACGCGATTCCATCCGCCCGTCAGGCAGGATTACGCCAAGAGATGCGGTCGCAGTGACAGGAATATCACTGGCGGTGGCATTGTCAACGGTGACGGTGGTTGTCGTGGCGCTTGTAACTCGCCCGCCACGGCGCACGCCAGCACGCATCGGGTCGGCTACTTCAATAATCTGCCCTGGGCGGCAAATCGTTCCAGCGTAGATGGATACAGTAAAAGTGACTGTTTCGGCTTCGTTGTTGTTGCTATAGATCAACCAACGACCTAAACGACGGGCTTGCCCACGAGATGTGCAGGCAAAAGCACTTACCTCGGTGCTGTTGAAGCCGTACTTGGCAATTAGGTCGTCATCTTCAACGATTTCGAATGCGGCATCGCGTGTGTCCATATCGAAATAGGACACGGTGACGCTATTGAATCGAGTGCTGATGTCAGCAGTGCTATAAGAAAAACTACCCTCAACAACATTGGATTGGTTGAACTGGAACGTGGCGTCCTGTGGCGTGTCCTGCGCAACAGTTAGTGCCCCAGTGCTCCAGAACGGCATCGCCCGGAATACTGAACACAGTTCGTTAATCAGGTTGTACGCCTGATCCAGCGTTTGAATGTTGACGTTGCATTGGAAACGCGGTTCCTCGCCACCAAAACCATCATCAACAAGCGTGTTTGAATAAACCGAAGCATGATAAAAACTCCACTTGTCAATTTGCGCGGCATCAATATGTTGCCCAAAGCCCCAGCGCGTGTTGGTTAGCAATGCGTAAAGGCACCAAGCTGGATCTGAACACCACTGGGCTGCACCAAATGTTCCGTTCCAAATCCCGGCGTAAGTTACGCGGCCATTGGTTACATCAACAGTGGCATTGCTGGGGAGTTGAATTTTTAAGCCGCGAATCCGATAGGAACGGCTTGGAATCGAGGGGAACTGCTGCGCCGATAAGCGCAGTCCAACACATGCGCTGTTTGGGTAGCGCATCTTGCGGGAAACAATCTGCGTAAAGCTCGCCCACGTAAAAGCATTTGCAACTTTAGGGTTGTTGCTGTCATTTGTAATACGAACAACACGTAGGTCAATCGGGAAAATTTTGTCTTTTAGGCTTACTTCGTAGTCCCGTTGATACAGATCATTGGTTCGACCTTTGATTGTATCTGCTATAGCTGTTGAGAATGCGCCACCATTTTCGGCAATTTGAATTTCCAGTTTAATTGAGCTGCCAACAATATCTCCGTTGTCTTGAAACCTTTGCAGTGCAGGAATAGATATCGTGACGCGGACAGTATCGGTATCTGTGTCAGTGATTGTGCGTGTAATTGGTGTATCTTTTTCGACAACAACTCCGACTGCGGTTTCGGCTTCAACTTGGTTGAATTCTGTCAGGGCAGATTGATCGTTAGTGCCATATCGCGCTGAAATTTCAACATCTTGAAAGTTGTAGTCGGTATCTTGCAGGTTGCTGATGTCTGCTGAAGCGCGAAGGATTGGGGTGTCGTTTGCGTAAACATCTTTTAGCAACGCCTTGTTCCAATCGGTGCCATCGCGTGTGTAACCCTCTTTCGATGGGGTTGCAAAACCTTGAATTTCGCCTTCACATAAAAGGTCAATGATATTGACGTAAGCAATCGAATCAAGATTGTCTTTTGCTGTGAATGGTGTGTATGTCATCAGCCTTTCTTTTGCGCAACATCAATAGCTGCGCTAACAGTAACGGATCCGCAGATCACTTCCCCAAAAATGATTGGGACTGGCACGCCCTGTCGTGAGACATTTTGCACGCCATTAAAGCTGTAGGAATCACGTGGATCAGATCCGCCACCGCCACCACCGCCGAAGCCACCGCCGAAGCCAGCGTTAATTCCGCCAACAGTGTTCAGGGCGGATGCCCTTGGAGTTGGTGATAATACCTGCGCAACGCCATACAGCGCCAAGCTCGCGCCGGTAAGACCCACTGCAAGAGAGAGTTTGCCAAAGGTTGTTCCGAGAAGTGCTGTTGAACCGGGAATAAATATGGACGCAGCGATCAGGGCTACGCCAGCAATGATCGCGCCAATACCCATACCTCGCCCACCAGCACCAACAATCACGGGCGTGATTTTGATCACCTGCTGTCCTGCTGGATCGTGCAGCTCGTTTTCGCCTAGGTCATAGCTGCCAACACTGACGCGATAGTGCTGGTCAATCATGTGGCGTTCCAACTGCGGGAAGTTCGCCAGCAAGAAACGAACAGCCTCTGCAGCGCTATCCACTGCCGCCATGAACTTGCGGCGACCTAGGAACTTCGCCAGTTGCCCATAAACTCGGATCTCGCGGAGCATGGGTCTTAGCTTCCTTTGTCCATCGTACTGAAGCTGGGATGACGAAGCACGCGCCCAGTGCATTTCTGAAGCCAGCCGCCATATAGATCCCGACTGCTCAACCGCCCACGGATGTGATGCAGCACCAGTTGGTCGCCGATGTAGACGCCGACATGGTTCAGTCCGACGCCTTGGATGTTCATCAAGATCGCGTCGCCCACCTCAAGCTGCTCGTCTTCGCCTAAGGGGCGGAATCCTGCGTCCTTCCAGCAGTCGTCGAACATCGGAGCAGCCTCGAACTCCTCTGGCGTGAGCGGGCGATCCCAGTCGCGTAGTTGCAATCCATGCTCGGCGTACCAATCGCGCACCAACGTCCAGCAATCCGTAACGCCCCACACCCATTGCCGTCCAATCAGCGGAGCCTTGTATCCGGTAGGTTCACAACCGCCCCAGCTATCCAGTTGTGCGTTGTAGATATACCAAGGAAGTGTTGACTTTTCGCACGCCACCAGATCAGCCTGACTAGGTGTAGGTGGCATCAGCACATGGCTATGGAACACCCCAACAATTTCCCCTTTATCTTCCGCCGCCGCCCAATCTTCTGGGTCAAGGATGAAAAAATCATCGGCGCTGGCAAGGTTTTTACACGGCCAATACCGCTGACGACCCTTGATGACCACAAGCAATCCGCACGCCTCATGGGGCAAGCAGTCTTTGGCGTGGGCAGCGGCTGCAGCGCGAGCGGTCTTGTTCATACTTTTGTGGTGCCGACGCCAGGGAATGATCCAAACGGAATTTGACCGCCTGGGCGGATGACGTAACGATCACTTGAGCGGAACGTATAACTCTGAGATGTAAATGTTTTTGGCACATAAAAGGTCGCGGTGAAGTTTGTATTTACCGCTGCGCTTGTTTTCTTGTTAATTGCCACAAAGTTATCTGTGCTGATGCCCCTCACTTTTGTCCCTTTTGATATTCCAGTTCCAGAAACAAGATCGTTGACGGCGATGCCACTGGTATCACTCATGTAGAGACGAGCCTGTTCAGATACAACTCTGTATTGAACTGTCTTGGCGGTTGAACTGCCTTGGTAGTTTTCGTTGAAGGCAATGCTCAGCGTCAGCGTTGTGCCCGAGATGCTTTTAATGGTGGTGTTGGCTGGAACATCGGTGCCGGTAACTGTTTGACCAGCAGCTAGTTCGGTTGTTGATGCCACTGTCATTTGAAGTCCATCAGCGGTTAGCGTGCCGTTGCGAGTTATTTCCGTTGTTGCTGTTGCATTGTTCGATAACGTCAACTGGTCTTCAGCTTTGGCGGTAACCGTCGTTCCAGTCGGCAATCCGAATCCAGCAATCGTGTCTCCTACTCGAATTCGGTTCAATTCTTCGGTGCTCAAATTGGTCAAGATATTGCTGCCGCTGGTCACAGTGCCAGTTACAGCAACCTCACCGAAGCGCAAAATGCAACTATTTAGCCTTTTACTGCATACGTCCGTAGCGATACTTGCGGCAGATTGATCGGCTGCTGTCCAAAATGGTCCAATTTCGGTCGGGTCATATCCACAACCAATCGAGCTGCGGTAAGTCCACTGGCAAATGTTGTTGATGCATAAACGACGTGGCGCATTGACGTTTTGCAAGTCAAAAGCAGCCGCGCACTCAAACTCAACAACGTCGCGATTTTCGGCAGACTTGCGAGCAATGTAGTAAATGTCTCGTGGAAACTCGGCAGTCGGATCTGCTGCACCGCTTGGATTGGCACCGCCTTCAAAATTTGCCCCATCGAGATAGCGTGCCAACGTGCGGATGCGAATCAACTTGGCACCAATCAGGTCATTGCCGGGCGTTTCAGCATTAACAATCAAAAGCAAGGCGCTGATGGTGCTTGCCAAATTGCTGACTGTCAGCTTTGGACGTGGCAACTGTCCCTGCCCGCTGTATTCAAAACCTTCAACCTGTACCGGATAACGCAGATAGTTATTGCCATTCCAGATAACGTCGCCTGGGGTATTCAACGCATTGGAGCCAGCGTGGAAGCGATAAATATCGGTGCCGCCATGCAACGTCTGGTCTAGATGAAGCTCAAACAGTTCAATGATTGCCGAAGGGGCAATTATCTGTAAATCTTCCGAAACAGCCATAATGGCTGCCCATGTGACCGTTCCATCCGTGACAAAGCCAACCTTATTGGTACGTGTGCCGCTAATGGTCTCGGTCGTATAAATGACCGTCGGCCAGTTTGGCTCTGTTGACGCTGACGTGCCAGCAGTGATGCATTTGAACACCAAGCCGGTGCCGGGCAAGGTGGTTGCACGGACAATTTGACCGACCGTATAGGCAGCACTAGCGGTCCAAGCGGTATAAGCCATTACGGTTCAAAGACCTGCATAAATGTCACATCAATGCGGCTGCGCTGAAAATCAAACATTTCGCGGGTCCAGCTGGGGCAAATCCACTTGTACGACGTGTTGCTATCTGGTGGGGTCCAGTCGAAACTGGCGGCGTCTACGGCACGAGCGTCGAGAAATGCTTCGATCACATCGGCGTCTGCATCGGCGACATTGAAGCTCAATGACCACTCCTTCGGATTCTGATGGAGTCCAAAACTGATGCGCTGCTGATAGCCGTCACCGAATTGGGTTGTGCGGATTTTGGGCTCGGACTTTTTGTTGGCCGAGTAGGTCGGTTGGTAGCTGGGGAAGGTAGCCATTATGCAAGCAAGCCTCCAGGACGCTTCTGTCTGATTAGTTCTTGCTGGACCGCATCCGAGATAACACGTCCCAGCTGGTTGCCTTGTTGGTCATTACCTTGGACACTGGTGCCTTTTGCATCCACATTAACGACAACGCTTAGGTTATCACCGCTCAACTTGTCGTTGGGGACAATGGTGCCAGAGCGACCTGGGACAAAAAGCTCGGGGCCGCGTTCGCCAACGATGTATGGAGAGCCGGCGGAAACTGAACCTCCGTTAGCACGGAACTGCATTCCGGCTGGCATTTGACCTATAGGCACGTCAATGCCTGTCGATAAACGAGGAGAAAGATTTGGAGGAGTTCCTAAACCGAATGCCCTTGCAATACCTAAAACAATGTATTGGGCAATCATTCGTGTGGATTCTTGCATAAGAATATCCGCTATATTTCTAAGAAAATTAGCAAAAACCTCTTGTGCTGATTGCGTGCCTTCAATAAGACCGGTAATGCCTTGTGCCATCGAATTGCCGATGGCGTTGCCGATGCCGTCCGCAACACGTACAGCACGCGCTTCTAAATCATTAAGCCCTTCTTGCGCGTTTGTTATGTACTCTTGAAGTGCTTTACCGCGATCTTGATTTTTTACTTGGGTGATAGCAGTAGTTGCTTCACCGGCAATCTCACCCTTGCGTGCTTCTTGTAAATCAATTTCTGCTTGTATTTGCGCTCTAACCGCGTCAGTAACGCCTTTCCTTGCTTTTTGCTCTTCCAAAGTGGCGATGACCGCATCGTACTGCAACAGCGCCTGGTCACGCATATTTTCTACCTGTATAATTTGTTCCGCTACAACACCTTTTATACCCTGACGTACTAGCTCAATATACCGAGTTCTATTCGCTTCCTCTTCTACAAGCCTTTCTGCAAATTGCGTTAGCGGAGCATCAATATTTTCAGCTATACTTAACATCTTAGCTTTAAAATCTTCTGCATTTTGTAGTGCCAGCAGATCGTTAAGTGCAAGTTGTGCTGCATTTATGCGTTCTTGTGTAATCTTAAGCTGTTGATTTAGGCTATTTATTCCGGCAAGTGATACACCTTGAATCGCTGGTCCGCCTGTGGTCGAAATAGGAGTAGGAGCTTTTTGGGCTTCAACATAACTCATGGCGGACTGCGTAGCTGATAGTAGGGCACCTGCAGCTTCAAATTGTTCATCGGTGGGGGCAATATTCTGAAGTACTGATACCTCAGCCAGTACATTTTGAAGACGCAAATAAGCAAGTTGTTTTTCAATCTCAAAACGCCTAGTGTCTTGCTGTTGGTTTTGTCTGCGGACGGACTCGTTAAACTGCGCTACTTTTTTGGCAGTTTCGATATTTAATTTGCTGACTTCGCGGGCCGTATCGGCCTGGAACTTGGCAGCTTCTATGTCTGTACGAAGGGCTTCTAAAGCTGCGTCTCTTTTTAACTTTGCAGCTTGCTCGGCAAGAGAAAGTTCTTTTTCTTGAAAACTGCCTACCGCTTCTGCGGCTTGTCGGGCTACATCTCGTGCTGCCGTCGGTAATCCTGCGCCAGCTGTTGCCCGCGCTTGCATATTGCTTATCGCCAGGCTTTCTTGGCGTATTGATGCCTGAATGTTGAGTAACTCGTTTTCTTTTTGAATCAGTGCCAGACGCTTGTTGGTTATTTCGTCTTCTACACGGCGGCGTATAGCCGCAATACTCTCCTCATACCCTTGCACAAGATCGTAACGCTGACGGTCAAATTCACGTTGTTCATTGGCCGCTTCACTAAATTTTTTAGTTATATCTAAAACTTCTAATTGCTTTTGCAGAATACTGATTGTCTCCTCACGTACTTGTGCCGGACTGAGTTTAATTTTTACAGGCTTTAAACTCTTTTCTGCTTCCGCAAGGGCGTCATTAAGTTGTTGGGCGTACTCTTCTGGGGTAATAGCTGTAAGTCGTGTGCGCCCAAATACTTCTTCAAGTTTTCCGGCTGCTTGACCTTTACCTTGTGCGCGAAGTTCTGTGATTGTATTCTGTGCGCGGGTCTGAAGAGCGTTTATTTGTGCTCCAGAAGCAAGTCCTTTAAGAATCGGAGCAAGACCGATAAAGTTTGTAATTAGTACCTGTAACTGCGCTGTGGCTGCCGATGTAGCACGATTAAATTCGTTCTGAGCAGCAGCAAGTTCCTGCAGATTACGTACTGCTGTAGGCCCCAGACGTTCATTTATATCTTGCTGAATTGCTGCAGATGCAGTAGCCGTAAACCCGGCTTGTATGAGTACTTCAATTTCTTTTTCAAGTGCCTTAGATGAAATAAGTGCTTTATCTTTTAGCTGTTCAAAGTTTTTTATTGGTTCTTGTAAAGCCTTACCAAGTTCAATAGCTCCTTGAACAGCCAGATCGAATTGAGAGCCTAAAGCTGTGCCGACAAGGGACAGACCGAAGCCTAGCTGTCCTCCCATAAGACCACCCACTGCACCGCCTACACCGCCGCCTACTGAGGCGCCAATGCCTTGTCCGAACAGCAAGGGGAAAGCGCCACCGATGATTCCGCTGCTTACAGCTTCTTTTGTGCGGGCGCGTCGGTTTTTTGCTGCAACAGCAAGTTCTTTGTTTATTTTTTCTTGTGTACGTAGTTCATCCTTTAAAGTTTTAAGATTTGCATCTAAAGTAACTCGGTATTTTTCGGCAAGCGCGTATTTATTTGTTCCTGCATTGACCGCAAACTTTTCTAACGTAGCTTCAACTTTACGTGTATCCAGACCTGCTGCTTGCAGCTTACTTATTTGGGCATAGTAATCTTTAATTTGTTGGCTACTTTTAGTTCTGCCCAGTTCTAGCCGAGTAACTTCTCTAGAATACTCTACAATACGACCTAATTCTGTTGCTACAGCTTGAACACCAGATACGCTTTTCTGCCCTCTAAAAAATTGAAAAGCCTCTTCTAGCTCCTGAAGACGACCTTGAAACTGTTTCTGCTCCGGTGCAGCAGTTCTACCTACTTCATTTAAACGTCGTTTGTATAAATCGACTGCGCTGTTTAAGCGTATTTGATTTAAAAGTTGATTTTCAAGTCCACGATTAACAGAAGCCTGTTGCTGTCCAGTTTGTTTTAGCGTGTTTAGTTGGTCTTTACGTGCGGCGCGTAATTTTGCTACAGCACCTCCAGTCAAGGGATCTTCAAATACCCCTGATACATCTAAACGTGCTAACTCTTTTAACTGCTTACTAAAACCTGTTACTTGGTTTTGCAGTTCAGTAAGTTTTTGCTGACCTTCAACGATCAGCTTAATAGTTGCTGAGTAGTCGGCGGCCACAAGTTTTCGTGCCTCTGTTAAAGCAGTCTACGCTGTAAAAAGCCGCCGGGTTAGCGGCGGCGTTTGGCCTTTTCGATTTCCTTCTGCTGGTCCTCGTTCAGGATTGAGAAGTAGGCGCTCCAGCCAAGGAGTTCTTCGGCGGTCATTGTGGTGCGGACTTCGCCGAGGCTTAGTCCCAGCTCTTTGGCGACGCCGAACTGGAGCATGAGCCAGTTGTCCTGGCGAAGCTCCTTGGCTAGTTCTTGGGGTCGATGGGCTCGGAATCGTCGGTCAGGATCGCCAGCATCAGGGCCTGGAGATCCTTGTCCTTGACTTCGTTTTTGAGGACGTCGACTTCACCGGCGGAAAACAGCTTTGCACCGTTTTCGTCGAGGGCTTTGGCGATCAGGAGTTGGAGGGCGAAGGCGTTGGCGTCGTCCGATTTGGCCTGTTTTTGGGCGCGCTCGCGCTCGGCCATCGTCAGGGGTGCCACCCACATTTCAAATTTGCTGCCGTCAGACAGTTCAACAATCTTTTTGACGGGCTCCAAGTTGGCTGCCTTTTTCAGGCGGTCAATGGCGCGGACGGGAACAGGCATGAACGAGATTTGTTCTGGTACTACTGTAGCGGATTAGAAGCAATAAAAAACCCCGGCGGTGAAGCCGGGGTGTCCCCACAAAAGGCAGACTATCAGGCAGAAGTGCTGAAGTCGAAGGAGGGGGTGCCAGCGGGGCGGAAGTTGACGGTCACGGATTGTGCGTCATCAGGGTTGATGTTCAGGCTGGCCGAGGTCAGCACTGCATCGAAGGAGATCGAGCGGCTGAGGCTTTCGCTCAAGGTGCCGCCGCTAAACACGCGGTCGGTGTAGAGCTTGAAGGCAGCACCAGTCTGTTGACGCTGGAGGACGTCCTGCACCATCCGGTTGGAGAGGGCGGCATCTTCGTTGGTCATGTAGACCGTGGCGGTGCCGGTGCCATCGCCGAAGCCGGAGATGTAGCTGCGGAAGGGAACGTACTGACCGGGGGTTTGGCCGATGGTGGTGACGTCGATTTCAGCGCGGCTGATCTCGAAGCTCCAGTCGCGGACTTGGCCGACAACGGCGAAGTCGGCGTAGGCAACTTGGAATTCGTTGGGGGCGGCGGCGGTGCCGTCGTCGGTGATGTCAACAGCAGCACCGCCGGCGGTGGCGGACACTTGGAGCGCACCAGTGTTTGCGGTGTACGCAATTACGTAGTAGGTGGTGCCAGCGGAAAGGCCGGCGGGCAGGGTGCCGGAACCGGAGCCGCCGGTCTGGCTGTTGATAACGGAGAACTTGACCGGATCGCCGACCTTGAAGTTGAGGTAGGTCTCAACGGTGATGGTGTCGGTAGTGGTGTTGACACCGGCTTCGCCGAACGATCCGGTGGTTCCAGCGGGTTTGTAGTAGAGGGCGCCGGACGTGCCGGACAGAACGGTGGTGGCCATTGGCTTACCAAAGACGACGTTGTGGGCGGGCACTGCCCGGCTTAATACAGGTTAGCGCCCATCCAATACATTTCTTACGACAGCACAGTTGCCACATAAGAAGTGTCAATTCGTCCCATGAAGTGGGGAGACTCTTCTGTTGCAGAAAATGTGGGGCCGTTAATTTCACCGACTTTGAAGTACACGCCGGATGTTCCCTTGGTGCCGTTGTTGAGGGTTTCCAGCACGTTGACGGCGGTGGTTAGCAGAGTTTGATTGCGGGCTGGACCACGGCCTTTTTCGGTGAAAATGCGGATGACAATCGCTCCACGAGCGTTGTCCACGCTGCTGGTAAGCGTGGGTTCGTTGGTAATGCCGAAAGTAACATTGACGCGGACGTATTCCGTTGTTGTGTTGGGTGGGACAGCGGTGATGTTGTCGAAATGGACCGGAACCGCAGGAACCAGTGCCCCAAACGCTGAAAGGAGGGGGTTTTCGACGGCGGCGCGGATTGCTTGGTAGTTCATGGTTTAAATCCTAGTTTTACTCCACGCTCAAGAGCTTTCTGTAACCCACCACCGTTTGTGTACGTCGTGTACCAATCGAGTTCGGCGGTGCTTTTGGCCTCGCCGGCTCCTTCGGTAACGGCACCTCGTTTGGTAAGTCCTGCTGCGCGACTACCTTCTGCCACAGGCTTTTTGATAGGGCCAAACTCGTCCGGTGGATAAAATCGCCCTTCTCTTAAATCCAGTGCATATTCGGCATACGGCTGAGTATTTTCAATGGTGAACTTTGTCACTCGTGCAACCTCGCGCCGACTAAGCGATAGTTCGGGGACATCAGATAGCTGATATGGATATTCGCCGCCAGCGCTACCACTGGCTCCTTTGCCTGCCGGAACTGCAATCCAGCTATCCCTAAATTCACCTGAATACGCCGGACCTAGCTTGCCAAGGTCATTCATTATCTCCACTGCTGCTTGGCGCGTAGCCGTGTTAATTGCTTGTAAAGCGTCCGTGGCCAAATTACGAACGTCCTGCCGTCTTGTACCAATACGCCTTGCCATTACTGGGGCCTCACGATGAGAGTGTGCATAACTGGGGCATCGCCGCGATAACTGCTGACGTTGATGATTTTGGCTTCGCGGGTCACGCTGTCCTGGGTGTATTGGATGCGGTCGGCTTCGGTGGGGTAGTAGTTATCAAGTTCGGCTGCCCCAATGATGACCTTGAGGTCGGTGGATTGGTATAGACCTTCGGATTCGCGGGAGGTGATGCGGCTGATGATGCCTTTCACGGAAACGGTGGTGTCCGCGCCAGTCACTACGCCGGTTGTGGGGTTGTAGGTGCGGGGTGTGGTGGTTTTGATGTACGTGATGGTTTGGCCCCAGTCAGCGAGGATTGCTGTGGGTAGGGGTTTGAAGGTGTCGTCGATGAGGCCCATGTCAACCTCGGAATAAGCGGACGGCATAGTTGGCGGCGCCACCCATGCAGTAGGGGCCGAGGTAGGACTGGAGCCAGGGGTAGACGTCGAAGACGTTGTTGATGACGCCGCTGGTTTGGCTGGTCTTGTTGTATTTGACTTTGAGTTCGCCGAGTTCAACTTCGTCGTAGATGCCCGTGGTGCCGGTGGTGCCAGTGATGGCGTCGGTGTCGTTGGCGAGGGCGCGTGCCAGCTCGTAGGTGGCGGTTTTGATGGGCTCGGGAATCAGAGTGCAGGCCAGGTCGATGCCGTCGACTTTGTACTCGTCACGTGGCCATTTAAGGGCTTGGGTGGTGGTGCAGCGGTCGCCGTAGAAGCTCAGTGCGTCGATCCAGCGGGTGGCGGAGATCAGGGCGCGGTTTTTCTGGTCGTCGGTTTTGGTAGTCCAGGTGCTGGAGTCGGGGACCGTCTCGAAATATGTGTTGGCGCCAGCCAGCGTGACGTAGCTATTCGCCGAAGCTCCACTCAAAGTGGCGTCGATGACAGCGGCCACGGCTTAATACATCCTTTGTTTGAGTCTAGCGCCAGTCCGTAATTTCCTTTTGCTGGGGGGTGGACTAAGCAGCATGGCGTGGTAAACCTCGGCCCCCTGCATCTCCAGATCGGCTTGGGTTTCTAGGTGTTGGCCGTAAGGGACGTCAATGTGAGAACGGGTTTTATCATGTAGTACGAAAAGACGAACGGTTCCCATGCCTGCTCGCAAATCTGCCAACACTGAAGTCAGTGTAGAAAAGCCTGTGGCGTCGGCTATTCCAGGTGCTGACGTGCGCTTGCTTGAGGTAGTTGCTGAGGCGATTCGCGCCAAGGTTGCTGCTGGTGAAGATGCGGAGGCGATCCAGCAGGAGCTGGAAGTGAGTCCGCATGTGTTTCGGGAGTTGTTGACCCACTCGTACAAGATGGTGGGGCGGGCTCCTGAGATCTTTGATTATCAGGAGCGCCTGCGTATTGGGGAAATCGAGGCTTAAATGTGCCTCCACGTCTGACGCAGCAAAATCTTGGATACTGTTGCGGCACTGATCCCGTACTTAACGCCCAAACGCTCTAGATAGCCTGGTTCTCGGTCTGTTTCAGCTCGCAGAGCCAGGACTTTTTGTGTCGTCATTTTGGCTAAGTGCTTCAGGTCTTCCCCGTAGCGCGTAGGTGGTTTGGGGCTTAGCCCTGTTGCGTACGAGTGACGCATGTTTTCGGTTTGAGTTACATACTCAAGGTTGTCAAGGCGGTTATCAGTTTTGTCGCCGTTTTTATGGTTGGTGACGTGTTTTTCCGGCCTAGGTCCGATCCAGGCTTCCATTACAAGTACATGAACAAGTCTTGTGCGAAAGCCTTTAGACGTTTTGAGGTTTACTTGTTTGTAGCCCTGAGTGTGGTTTGTCTGCCTTAAGGCAAATGGTTCTAAACGATGGTGACTGATGATTTCTCCGTCTTTTGAAGCGCTGTAGCCGATTACAGAAGGGATGGGACGTGTTTCCATAAAAAAGGGCCTCGGAAGAGGCCCGTATCATACCGCAAGTTAAGCGGTTTATTAGTACGCCGTTAGGTCGAATGGCGTGTTTACGAGCAGACGGCAGAGGGGCACCTGCTTAGCGGCGCTGTAGACCAGAGCCCAGGAAGCGGTGTCGGCCAGGTTGCCGGTGGTGGCGGCGTTGGTGGGGTTGTCGCCGGCCACGTTCCACTTGGTGCCGGTCACGTGGTAACCGTAGTGGTAGTCGACCGCCAGGATGTCCTGCATAGACAGGATGTTGCGGTCTGCACCAAGGCGGAGATCCTGTTGGATGCCTTCGCTGACGACGCCGGACTTGAACAGGTAGACCGGATACTTCACCGCGTGGGTGGAGGTGCCACCGGTCAGGTAGGTCAGTTGGTCGTCGATCACGACGCGGAGACCAGCGAAAGTCGCCACTTCGGGTTGGGTCACGCCAACGCCGCCGCCGCCCCAAACAATGGCGCCGGAGGCAGCCAGAGCGGAGGTGCTGAAGGTCAGCATTCCGACCTGCTGGAGGTAATACGCCACGTTGGAGTGCATGGCGATGGCGTCGAGTTCGTCGCCGCGCTCACCCAGCTTGGCCTTGGCGGCCACCACGTTGGCAACGTTGATGAAGTTGGCCTCGGTCATCGAACCGGGGACACCAGCAAACGTTTTGTTGGTTTGGTTGCCGCCGAGCACGCCGGCGCCGGAGATACCACCGAACAGACCCAACAGTTGGGCTGCCAGGGTGGCGGTCTTCAGTTTGTTGATGGCGGCGGTCAGCTGATTGCGGACGTGGGCCAGAGGATCGGCACCGGAACCGAGTTTCGAGAGGTCGTCGGCGGCGTATGCGAAACCACGGTGGAGCAGAGTCATGATCTGCTCGTCGGCAGTCACGTTCTGCGCGGTCAGATAACCCAGGCCACCGTTCCAGCTGGAGGTGGAGAGGATTTGGGTTTCGGTGGGGGCGATGGGGTCAAAGAAGGGCACGCGCACGCGGGTGCCGCCGGCACGAGCGTCGAGGGCAGCGTTGCGCTGGATGATGCCGCTCTGCACCCACTTCGATTGCTCGAAAATGCCCTCAGCGGTGTACTGAAGGAACTCGGGGCGAGTTACGAGGTTCGAGAGAAAAGTTCCCCCGAAGTTGCTGTTAGAAGCAGACATTGGGTAGCTCCAGTGGAGTCGTGGTTAGCGGTTGCCCCACAGGGGCTTACTTCCCGGCTTCCGCTTTCAACAAACGGGCGCGATCTGGGTCTTCCGACAACATCAACATCTGTTGAGTGACGTTCCAGCCCTCGGGTGACCAAGGGTTGGATTGACCGGGAAGGGCGGTGGCGCGGGCACTACCCGTGACACCCATTCCGGCGCGGTTCGTGGCGGCAAAATGATGCTCGTAACCACTGCCTGGGTTTTTTAGGTTGGCGATATATTCGCCAACCGGAACTTCGACGCCGCCGACAACAGCCACAGGCTGTCCTTCTTTGGCACGTAAGTTCTCCTGCACTAGACGATACAGCTGATCGGGTGCCAACGCACCAGCTTGGGAAAGTTGGGCGATTGCGGAGGATTTAACTTGCTCTTGGGTGAAACCTTGGCGAATTTGGTCTACTTCGGCCTCTTTGGCAGCTAGTTGCTGTTTGAGGTCGGCGACCGTGGTTTGGGCTTCTTCCCAGAGGGTACGGTATTCGCCGGATTCGGCGAGTTTGGCGGTTTTGGCCTGTTCTTGGGCGATGCGGATTTCGTCGAGCTGTTGTTGCAGGCTTTCGCGGTTTTCGCGGTCCTTGCGGCGCTCGGCGATCAGTTCTTGGTTTTTTGCGCGGAGGGCTTCAAGTTGAGCGGCCAGATCAGACGTTTCAGCCACAGGCTGAGGCGCACCAGTCTCCACAGGAGTTGCTGGGGCCTGCTGTTCTTCGGGCACGGTTGTGTATTACATGGACGACGCTACTTTAAGACATAGTGCACGTAAAACTATGCGCCAACGTCGTCAATGGATGTCGGGGACATGATTACCCAAGTAGTTCCTGTGTAACCCTCGAATTTTGAGGTGGTTGTATTGAAGCGGATCATGCCGGCGCTGGGGGTGTCGGGGCGTTGGGCGGTTGTGCCGGTGGGGGCTTGGATGTAGGCGTTGGTGGTGTAAAAGCTGCTGGCTAAAGAGACTTGGCCGGTTGTGACTGTAATGCCGGTGCCGGCGGTGACGGTTGCGTCTGAACCAGTGTCGCCACGGGGGATTGTGAAGTTGAGGGTGGCGGCGGTGCTAGTGCCACTGTTGGTGACGGAGACGCCGGTGCCAGCAGAGCCGGTAGTGACAGCGCCGATGGTGATGGTGGCTGCCGTGCCGGCGGTGCCTTGGGGACCGGGGTCGCCTTGGGGACCCGTGAGGCCGGTTGCTCCAGTTGGACCGGTTTCGCCTTGTGGGCCTTGGTCACCTTGTGGACCAGCTTCGCCTTGAATACCTTGGATGCCTTGGGGACCGGTTTCACCTTGGGGGCCTTGAGGACCCGTGGCGCCAGCAGGTCCGGTGGCGCCTTGGGGGCCAGTCGCGCCGGTTGGGCCGGTCGCGCCTGTGGTGCCGGTGTTGCCTCGGGGGATTACGAAGTCGAAGATGGCGGCACTGCTTGTGCCGACGTTGGTGATGGAGGCGCTGGTGCCGGGGTCGCCGGTGGTTACGGTGCCAACGGCGATCGTGGCGGCTTCGCCACCTCCGCCGCTGCCGCTACCGGGGAGGCCGCCACCGACGGTTAGTCCACTTAGTTGAGTGCGGGTGGCAAGTTCAACGCCGGTGCCCCAGTCGTTGTTGGTTTTGGGGCCGTAGATCGTGAGGGGGTCGAGGGCGATGTACCAGTCGCCGTCGGTGCCGAGCGTGGGACGTGGGGGATCGTCGCCTGAGTGAATGGTGTTGAGGGAGTCGACGCGCTGGGTTAGGCGCACCAGTGCGGTGACTTGGGCGAGCGTTAGCTGCTCGGTTGGAGTGGCCATCAGCGGGAGAGGAGTTCGATCAGGCGGTCAACCCGGTCGGGTGTCATTTCCTCAGGGGATTCGGCTTCCTCGGTGGTTTCGGCAGGTTCGACGAGTTCGGTGGCGTCTTCGTCGGCGGATTCCATCTCATCCTCGATGTTGATGTTGTCGGGGAGGATTTCGCCTCGGCGCAGGATCTCCAGCAGCATGGAGTCGCTGATCTTGCCCATTTCGTTGAGTTGGGTAAGGACAGAGACGTCTTGGCCGATGAGGCGGTAGTAGTCGAAGTCGCGGTCGATGGTGATTTCGGGGGGTTCGATGCCCACGTATTGGGCGGCGAAGGCGTAAGCCTGATTAAGGGCGCTTTCCAGCTCTTGGCTGATGATTGAGAGGACGCTGTTGGATTGGGCCTGGTCGATGCGCTTGGCCTCGGCGGATTCAGCGACAAACTTTTGGCCGAAGAGTTTGGTGACGCCAAGTGTCGACATTTGGCTCTCCAGAGATTGGAGTTCGGCCATCTGGGCTTCAAAACTTGTGGCGTCGGCTTGCACGTAGTACGCCTTGTTGCCGGGTTGCATAGCGATGGCGTAGTTGACGCCCATCGTTGCGGAACCATTGGTGTCGTCCCAGCCCTCTAGGACGAGGGTGGGCATTGCGGCGATGTGGAGGGCGTGGATGAGGTCGGCTTGGCGTTGGTAGTGGGTGATGTTGAGGTTGGCGATGTCGAGGAGAGGTGGCAGGGAGCGCAGCATTCCTCGGCGGTTGCTGTAGATGGGGACTAGGGGAATGGCGTCGAGGCTGTAGCCGCCGGATTGGGTGAACTCGACGACGTCTTGGCCCAAGGTGTAGAGGTCGTATTTGCCGGGGTAGATCACCCGCATTTGTTCGATTTGCTCTTCGCCGAAGTCGTTGAGGGGGCGGGTGGTGTACTCGTGGATGCGGACTTGGGTGAGGGGGGAGCCAGGCATGGTGGATTCCTGGCGCCAGCCCCAGATTTGGGGGGCGTCGACGTGGATGAAATAGGGGCGGCGGCCTTGGGCGCGTTCCTCGGCGAGGTTTCGGGCGCCCATTGCAGCCGGGTAATCCACCAAAATTGCGCTGTGGCCGTAGGTAAGGCTGCTTACCAAAGCGCGGCGGGCATACTCGTTGAGGTTGGAGCCGATGCCGTCAATGTTTTCGCTTAATTCCAACCAGTAGGGGTCGCCTTCGATGTGGATGGGTTTGCGGAGGATGGCTCCGGCAGCGGTTTCGATTAGGCGGCTGGTGTAGGGGCTGAGGACGCTGCGGTCGACGCGGATTTGGTAGGCGTCGTCGTCTTCGCGGGGTTCTTGAGGGAGATATGTCTCACACAGGTCGCGGATGTAGTTGGTGCCTCGGGTGACGGCGGCCATTACGCCCCAGTCGGGCATCATGGCGATGACGTCGAGGCTGCGGACGAACGGGGATTCGCTGACTACAGCTCCAGTTGGGGGGATATTGGCGCTGTAGACCACGGCTTGACTCCTACTTTGTACCTATTCTGACATCGGGTTACGGCACATGCTCCGTGCGCGAGTGGAATACCCCTGTCAGAGCGCCGTGGAATGCGCTAATTAAGCAGGCGCTGGATGGTATTGATCGGCATGGACTTTTATATAGAGAAACTGGTGATTGTTGGCACAACGAGAAGGCACACCAGCTCAGAATTTATGTGATGGAGTTGAAGATGTGGATAAAAGATAAGGAGAGATCTACCACTTGACGCGGTTTGCCCAGTAGGCGGCGGACATTTTGCCTTTGGCGATGTTGGTGGCGTGGCGGGCTTTGAAGGCTTCGCGGCGGGTTTTGTCGGCGGTGGATTCGCCCTTTCGGGCGGGCGAACCAGAGACGCCTTGTTGGCCGAAACGGATGAGTTTGACCTTGTCGCCTTCTTTGGCGAGGACGGCGTGGGATTTGTTGGGGTGGCCGGGGGTGCGCTTGGGTTTGTTGTAGCCCGAAAATTGCTCGCCGCGATAGTTAATCGTCATCGTCTTCCTCCAGTTCTTCGATGGGGATGAGGACCTCGATGCCTTGTGCCAGCTTGGAGACGAAGCAGCCGAGGATTGCGGGTTCGGATGGAGTTGGGAATACAAATGTGGCGGAGGTTGTGCCTTCTTCGGCGTCAACCTCGATGTGGATGCAACCTCCGCTGATAGTTTCAATCATTAGCTGTCGGATAGGGCGCCAAGTATGACGGTGACCGTGGGGCCGGCATGGGTAATATCCACGACCTCAAAGCGGTAACTGCGAACAGGTTTGTCTTGGATGAAATAGAGGTAGGTGCCGTTGGCGCTAATGCGTTGGGTTCCAGCGTGCTTGGTGGTGGCGGTGATCTTGCCGAAGTCGCTATTGAGGCTGCCGTAAAAGTCGATGTCGATGTGGCCGGAAACGAAGCCGGTAACGGTGACTTGGAAACAGCTGTGGCCGGCGGTGACGTCGGTGAAGTCCATAAAGCCGGCGGTGGTGCGGCTTTGGGCGGGGTAAATCGTTAGTTCGCCGTCGTAGACGATGCCGGTTCCAGTGGCCATGGGTTATTTCTTGGGCTTTTTGGCGGTTTTGGCGGAGGCGCGGAAGGCGGCGGCGGTGGGGGCGCCTTTGGTGCCGGGTTTGCGCATTTTTTCGCCCGAGCCAGCGGCGATGCGCTTGCGTTTGGCGGCGATGTTGGCGTAAAGACCGCGTTTTGCCATTACTTTTTCCTCTTTTTGCGGGTCATGCCAGCCTCGGACATGGCAATGGCGATTGCTTGTTTGCGGCTGGCTACTTTTTTGCCCGAGCTGGACTTCAGTGCGCCTGATTTGTACTCAGACATCACTTTTTCCACCTTTTTCTGGGCTTTGGTGGGTTTTTTGGCCGCCATTACGTTCCAGCAAGGCTGTTACCACACACGATAGTTGGTTTTGCCGAGGGATTCTGGTTTGGCAAGGTTGAAGACTTGGAGGCAGAGGTAGCCGAGGGCGTCAAAACTGTGGTCTACGCCAAGGTTTTTGTTGGGGAGGCCGGTGTTTGGGGCGTAAGTGAGGGTGCGGAGGGACTTGATTAGTTCTTTGCATTTGGGGTTGATGAAGAGGCGGCGGGTTCCAGAGGCGTCGAGGAGGGCGGTGTTGACGCAGGTGATTTTGTCGCGGATTTTCCAGGGGTTGCGGGGGCTGGAGACGGTGAAGCCGGATTTGCGGAGGATG